AGATACCTTCCTTCTGCTGCGATTAAAAGTCTCAGTTCAAGTGAGTATGCTGCGACAACGCGTGCGAAACGTGCTGGCAAAAAAGCCGGAAAACAATTCGTAGCGCAACCAAAAACAATTGCGAAGAAAACTGCAGGATTTAGATAATGGCAACCACTTCTGGCGCATCAGGTTTTAATCTCCAACTTGACGAATTGGTTGAGGAGGCGTTTGAACGCGCTGGTGGCGAGCTGCGCACTGGGTATGACTTGCGTACTGCCCGTCGTAGCTTAAACATCATGTTTGCAGATTGGGCCAATCGCGGCATCAATATGTGGACGATTGAGCAGGGTGAGATCACTCTTGTTCAGGGCCAGAATACGTACGCTCTACCAGACAACACGGTTGATCTAATTGAGCACGTTATCCGTACGCAGCCTAACGCAGCTAATACACAAGCTGACTTAACAATCACACGTATTAGTGTTTCTACGTACGCTACGATCCCCAATAAGATTCAGCAAGCCAGACCAATCCAAGTCTGGATTCAGCGATATAACGGCCAGAATACCCCAATTGCCGCTACGCTCACAACAACAGTTACGGCTACCAGCACATCAATTGTATTGAACGATGTAACAGGCTTACCCGCAACCGGCTTCGTTAAGATTGATGACGAGATCATCAACTACGGCTACATCACCCAGAACACAAACGCCAAGTCCGGCACACTGTTTAACTGCTCCCGTGGCCAGCAAGAAACCATTGCTGTGGGTCATACCGCTGCCGCTGCCGTGTACTGGGCGCAGGTTCCAGCTATTACAGTTTGGCCAACTCCTGATGGGTCACAGCAGTACACATTTGTTTACTGGCGCTTACGCCGCACGCAAGACGCGGGTGGTGGTGTAAATGTGATGGACGTGCCGTTTAGATTTATCCCTTGCTTGGCCGCTGGTCTCTCGTACTATTTGGCATTGAAGATTGCCGGTGGCGCTGAGCGTTTGCCGGTATTGAAACAGCAGTATGACGATGCTTGGGAACTAGCTGCAACCGAAGACCGCGAGAAGGCGGCTATTCGCTTTGTACCTCGACAACAGTTTATTGGTGGTGGCACTTAATGGGCAATAGGTTTGCTTCTGGTAAGAACAGTATCGCCATGTGCGATCGCTGTGGCCAACAATATAAATTAAAATTGCTTCGTAAAGAGATCATCAAGACAAAAAACTACGACTTGTTGGTTTGCCCCGAGTGCTGGGATCCCGATCAGCCGCAGTTGCAGTTAGGTATGTATCCAGTGGATGACCCGCAGGCTGTGCGTAATCCTCGTAATGATTCAACCTACATTGCGGCGGGTATAAATACTAATGGCAACCCAACTGGCGGGTCGCGGGATATTCAGTGGGGCTGGGCACCTGTAGGCGGGGCCAGTAATTTTGATACAGAGTTAACACCAAACTACTTGGTGGCAACGGCATTTGTTGGTACAGTTACGGTAACAGTTACTTAAAGGAGTCTAGTATGGACAAGAAAGATTTAGCTCAAGACAAGAAGATGATTAAGTCTGCTGTCGGTAAGCACGAGAAGAATATGCACCCCGGCAAGAAGCCTACAAAGCTTAAAGCTGGTGGCCCTACAACCGACGACCGCATGCGTTTAGGACGTAACTTGTCCCGCGCTGCAAATCAGGGGAAATAACATGGCCAAATTTAGCAAAAAAGTTATGGGTAAAGAAGTTGGCGACGCCGCTACTTATGCTGCACCGCACAAAATGAATGGCAAGCCTCTGGTGATGTCGACTAATCCCGGTAAGGATTCCAGCATTAGTAGCCTTAGCACCATGAAGATGAGTGTTGGTAACTACAACAATGGCCAGAATGAAACTAAAACTTCAGGCATCAAAGTTCGCGGCACAGGCGCAGCGACTAAAGGTCTGATGGCACGAGGCCCAATGGCATGAATTACGCCGCACTCAGCGCTGCTATTCAGGCGTACACGGAGAACACGGAAGCAGATTTCGTGGCTAATATCCCTGTGTTCGTTACGCAGGCTGAGCAGCGTATTTACAACACTGTTCAGTTTCCGTCTATTCGTAAGAACGTGTATGGGCAGATGACGGCAAATAATAAATATTTGCAGTGCCCCACAGACTTTTTAGCCGTGTATTCTTTAGCTGTTGTGACGGATGTGGTGGGCGGTGATATGAACACGGGTACATACGAGTACTTGCTTAACAAAGACGTCAACTTTATCCGTCAAGCGTACCCTACCGCAAATGATACAAGTGTCCCCAAGTACTACGCTTTGTTTGGCCCTCGTTCGGACAATGCAGACGAGTTGACGTTTATTCTTGGCCCAACACCAGATTCAGGTTACTACACCGAACTGCACTATTACTTCTACCCCGAGTCAATCACGGTTGCGGCAGATGGCCGTACATGGCTTGGTGACAATTTTGACTCTGTACTTTTGTATGGTTCTTTGGTTGAGGCTTACACCTACATGAAGGGTGAGCAGGACATGATGGCGCTGTACAACGGCAAGTATCAAGAAGCACTTGCGTTGGCTAAACGTCTGGGCGACGGGATGGAGCGTCAGGATGCTTATCGTTCTGGTCAGTATAGACAGGCGGTGACCTGATGGCTATTGTTCAAACTCAGACCACAAGCTTCAAGGCGCAGTTGTATCAAGGTATTCATGACCTGACAACCGACGTGATTAAGATTGCTTTGTACACAGCTTCTGCTGACTTAAACGAAAACACGACTGTGTACAGTGCAACCAACGAAATAGCTAACACAGGCACTTACGTTGCTGGCGGGGCGCAGTTAACACCTATCACGGTGTCGTCCTCTGGATACACAGCCTATGTGGGCTTCCCAAACATCTCGTGGACAGGCGCAATCACCGCAAGATGTGCTTTGATTTATAACGTTACCCAAGGTAACAAATCTGTTGCTGTATTAGATTTTGGTTCTGACAAAACTTCTACAACTACATTTACAATTACCATGCCGGTAAATGGCCCAACCACCTCACTAATCCGTTCTTCTAATTAAGGAGTCATCATGACTATTGAAAAAACCAAAGCCACTGACGTAGTTTCTAGTGGTCTGACTTGTAACACTAAAGCCGGTGAAGCTGCACAAGCTACAGGCGTTTACCACGTTGAGTGCCGTGACAAAGATGGCAACTTGAAGTGGTCTGCTGATTCTAAAAACTTAGTGGTCAACGTTGGCCTCCAGTACATGGCGGGTTCAGCTTTAACCTCAACCGCCCAAATTACTACTTGGTACTTGGGTCTGTATGGTGCAGGCGCTTCTAACACACCAGCGGCTGGCGACACAATGTCTTCACATGCTGGTTGGACAGAAGTTGTGCCCTACAGCAACGCAAACCGCGTGACCGCTACGCTCGCTGCGTCAACTAACGCTAACCCATCAGTTGTAACTAACTCTGCTTCACCAGCCGTGTTCAACATCAACGCAACATCAACAGTGGGCGGCGCATTCCTAACAAGCAGTAACACTAAAAGCGGTACAACCGGCACATTGTTCTCTGCTGCTGACTTTGGTTCACCCGGTGACCGTTCTGTGGTTAACGGTGACACATTGTCTGTGACATACACATTCAGCTTGGCAGCTTAATATGGCCGGGTGGGGCGACGGCTTATGGGGCGAACAAGGGTGGGGCGGTTTTACCGCCTTCACTAGTTCCGTAGACGAAGCTTCCACCGGAGCAGATGCGGTTGCAGCCGCGTTTAGCGTACCTGCCACTGTCAGTGAGACAAGTACAGCCGCAGACGAAGTTGTAGCGGGTCAAATCTATTTCCCTGATGTAGTTGAAACTGCGACAGGCGCGGATGACATAGTTGGATTTCCTATAATTGTAGTGGCGGTGACAGAGACAAGCACGGGCTTAGATGCTGTCACTTCTATTGCGTCCGCAGGAGCAACGATTACTGAGACTGCTACGATTACAGATGAAATAGCAGGCGGCGAAGTATATGATGCGGTGATAGCTGGCACGGGTTGGGGTGAAAGCGCATGGGGTTACAACTCTTGGGGCGGGATTGGCGAACTAGCGGTTGCCACAGATGTTATAACGTCCACACTAGGGATTAGCGTAGCTGTAACGGAAACGGCCACAGGTTCGGACGAAATTGTTGCGGGATCAGTGTTTGGGACGCAGGTTACCGAAGCGGCTACAGGTAGCGACGAGATTTTAGGGTCACCCACGTATGCGGGTGTTGTAACAGAGACAGCTACGGGCGCTGATGATATATCTAGTTTGCCTGTGTATGCGGCAGTAGTGGATGAAAGTGCAACGGGCACTGACAGCGTTACGTCTAGTTTTGTGTTTTTTGGGGCTGTAGAAGAAACTGCAACGGGTTCTGACGCAGTTAGCGCGGCATTTATTGTGCCTGCTACAGTTACAGAGAGTGCAACGGGGGCAGATGTAATTACCGCAAGTGCAGGTTTTGCAGGAACAGTAACAGAAACTGCAACAAGTGCAGATACACTGGCGGCAGCAGCGGCGTTCATAGCTTCCATTAACGAGTTAGCAACGGGCACAGATGGGTTGACTGCACGACCATTCTGGGATGTAATTGATGATACACAGACTGCCAACTGGGTTGCAGTCGTAACGACTTAGGAGCATTTAAATGGCAGCAGAAACAACGCAACTACAGTTAGTCACCCCCACACAGGGTACGCTTTCTGGTACATGGGGTGATACAGTAAACAACGGTATTACTGAATACGTCAATATTGCTATTGCAGGTACGCTATCTTTTGCGGGGGACGGCGCAATAACTTTGGCAAACACTGTTGGTAGTGCTTCTGCTACAAATATTGGATCGACTACAGCCCAGTACATGGTGATTCGTATTACCGGTACACAAACTGTTACTAAGGTCATCACAGGCCCCAGCTACAGCAAGCTGTACATGGTGGATCACGCAGGCGCTACTAGCGCAGTAACATTCAAAGCCGCTGGTCAGACAGGTGTAACTATTGCTGTTGGCGAAAAAGCTTTTGTTTATTACAACGGCACGGACTATGTAAAAGTTTCCAGCATTGGCTCAACGGGTATTCTTAGCCCCGCTGGTGGCGGTACAGGCGTAGCAAACAACGCGGCAAGCACGTTAACAATTTCAGGTAACTTCCCAACAACATTTACTGTTGGCGCATCTACAAGTTTGACGCTCCCATCATCTGGCTCGTTAGGCTACCTCAACATTCCGCAATCAGGCGCTGCTAAAACAACAAGCTACACCCTTGCTGTGGGGGATGTTGGTGAATTTATTGAGGTTGGGGCAAGTGGGTCAATTGTGGTTCCTGATGCTACTTTCTCTGCTGGTGACGCTGTTGTAATTTTTAACAATACATCAGGCGCAATCACATTGACCATGTCAATTACCACCGCGTATATTGGTGGCACTGATGCAGATAAAGCTACAATTTCGTTGGCTACACGTGGTATTTGCAACGTGTTATTCATTTCTGGTACTGTTTGTGTTGTCACAGGAAACGTAACATGAGTGGAATCTTACTGATGGCTGTGGGTAACTCCTACGGGAGTGCCCCTGTAAATACAGTGGCTCCGGCAGTCACAGGCACGGCCACCGTTGGGGAAACTCTTACAACAACCAACGGTACGTGGCTAGGCGCACCAGCGCCAACATTTACGTATCAATGGCAGCGCACAGGATCAAACATTGGCGGGGCGACTTCTAGTACGTATGTATTGGTTGCAGCAGATTACGCTAATACAATTCGTTGCGTGGTAACAGCCACTAATTCAGTTGCGCCTTCTGGCGTTTCGGCCAATTCCAACTCTACAGCTTCTGTAGCAGGCAATGCTCCTGTGAATACGGTGGCTCCAGCAGTCACAGGTACGGCCACTGTCGGTCAAACTCTTTCAACAACTAACGGCACATGGACGGGTGTCCCAACACCTACCTTTACATATCAGTGGCAACGTGCCGGATCGAACATTGGTGGTGCAACTTCTAGTACGTATGTATTGGTTAATGCTGATGCGGGCAATGCAATTCGTTGCGTTGTAACTGGAACTAACGCAGTAGCTGCAGTAGCCGCAAACTCTAATGCAACTGCGGCAGTAGCGGCAATTGCTCCGGGCGCACCAACTATTGGTACAGCTACAGCAACGGGGGCAACTACCGCGACGGTGGCATATACGGCCCCTGCAAGTGATGGTGGAGCTACGATTACAACCTATACGGCAACGAGTTCCCCCGGCGGTGTTACTGGCACTTTGTCCACTGCTGGCTCTGGAACAATTACTGTTTCGGGATTAACCGCAGTAACTTCTTATACATTTACTGTAACGGCAACAAACTCCGCAGGAACAAGCGCGGCAAGTGCCGCAAGTAATTCAATAACAACAACGGTTACCCCGGGTCAGGAAGCCTTCGTATCGGCTGGATCTTATACATGGGTAGCACCTACGGGAGTTAATACTGTTTCTGTTGTAGTAGTTGGCGGCGGCGGTGCTGGTGGCGGTCAAGGCCCATCCGTAACTAGTGGCACGTCTTCATCATTTACTGTAGGCGGTAATAGTGTTACTGCTGGTGGGGGACTCGGTTCACGATGCTGTGGGGGTGCAACATGTGGCGGCACAGGCTCTGGCGCTCTGCGAAGTGGCGGTGGTAATGGCGGTAAAGGTTATAGCGGTGGCGGCGCGGGCGCTGGCGGATATTCTGGTACCGGAGGCGCTAACTCTGGAGGAACTCAGCCGGGAGTTGCTGGCACAGGTGGTGCTGGCGGTAGTGGAACTCTTGCTTGCTTTAACTCGCTATCAAGTGCTGGCGGAGGTGTTGGTCTGCTAGGACAAGGTGCAGACGGCGCTGGTGGATCAAAAATTAACAATCAAGCCTCTTTTGGTGGTGGTGGGGGTTCAGGTGGCAGTGATGGCGGTGCTGCATACCCCGGTTGTGGGTACGCTGGTTTTGGGGGTAACGGGGGCGCTTACGGCGGCGGCGGCGGTAAAGGTTGCCCTAGCCGTTATGGTGGAGGTGGCGGAGCATTGGCATACGGCAATAACATCGCCGTAACCCCCGGAAGTCCTTACACGGTTGTTGTAGGTGCCAAAGGTATTAGTGCACCTGTACCATGTCCCGGCTTTTGGCGTCAAGGTGGGAATGGTGGGGGTGGAGCGGCTCGTATCATTTGGCCCGGTAACACACGTTCATTCCCATCAACCAATACAGGGAATTTATAAATGAATCTTTATATTGAAGTTGAAAACGGCGCAACCAAAAACCACCCAGCGTTTGAAGACAATCTTATTCACGCGTTTGGTGCAGTTCCTGCGCACTGGGAACCTTTCATTAGGGCGGAACAACCTGTTTTAAGTGCGTATCAAGTTTTTGTTAGCGATGAGCCTATATACGCCAAGGTAAATGGTGTTTGGACTGATGTGTGGCAAACTAGAGAAATGACTGTTGAGGAAAAGACTGCTGCACAACAGACGGCTATTAATACGTTCACTGAGCGTGAGTACGCTTCTAACTGGTCAGCATGGACTTTTGATGAAGTTACTTGCCAGATGGTTCCCCCAATCCCACGCCCTGCCCCTATTGAAGGTGTGTTGGTAATGTGGTGCGGCGCAGACAACAATTGGAAAGAAGTGCCAACACGTTTAGACGGTCAATACAAATTTGACTTCTTTGCTTGGGAATGGGTGTAACCCCTATGGAAACTACAAAAATATGTAAAGCCGCTGAGTCAGTAGCGGAAGTTATTCAAAACACACAGCTTCAGGTTGCGCACCATTTCCCCTGCCCAATCTACATTATTGAGCGTCCCGATTTCTTTGAAACAATTAACGTTGTCTCTGAAGAAGCCTTAAAAGTTCAACGCAAAGAACACAACCTAGATGAAATTTACCCCGTCTACATGACGGGCAACTACTTTGGTGATTCTCGAATGGCGGGCTTCTCTGAGTTTGTAGGCGCTACTGCTTGGAACATTTTGAATGAGCAGGGGTACGCTATGCAGGATAAAGTGGTGTCGTTTACAGAGATGTGGACACAAGAGCACCATAAACACTCTTCTATGGAAGCGCACGTTCACGGGTTTGGCTCGCAGATTGTAGGTTTTTACTTCCTTGAAACTCCAGAGAATTGCTCTCGCGTTGTATTCCATGACCCACGGTCAGGCAAAACACAAATTGATTTGCCAGAGCAAGACCTTAATAGGGCAACCCTTGCCAGCAAAGCAATTAACTTTACGCCCAAACCCGGCATGATGATTTTTACCAATTCATGGTTGTCTCACTCGTTTACACGCCATGCGGCAGAACAGCCAATCAAGTTTGTGCATTTCAATTTAACTGTAATACCTGCCCCGCAAGCAGGTACTGTGCCGCCAGCGGCTGAGATTGTGTGAATACGTACCAGATTAGATTCAACAAAAGCCGTGGTCAAGATGGTCGCGGTTCAATGGATCACGTTTGGCGCGTCTTTGAAAATGGCAAAGAGTTTTTGTTTAAGAACCTTGACATTACCGTCCCTATTAAAAGCGAGAAAGACGCAAATGAGCAGGACTACAACATCATTTGCCAAGGCTACATGACAATTGATCGAGACACATCGACAGCCGTCATTACAGCCAAAGAAACCCAAGAAATAAAGCCAAAACGAACTTGCGACTCTTGTACGAAATGTTGCCAAGGCACTTTAACGGGCAAAGCTTATGGGCACGACTTTGCCCCCGGAAAACCGTGTTTCTTTGTAGGAGAAAAGGGTTGCACCATTTATGCTGACCGCCCAGAAAACCCTTGCGTTAGCTTTAAATGTGAGTGGTTAGCAGCAGATTATTTGCCTATGTGGATGCGCCCAGACTTAAGCAAAGTTATTGCCGTTCGTAGACAATTTGATGATGGCGAATGGTTGGAACTGTACGAATCTGGACAAAAGATGGATTCTGGTGTGTTGTCTTGGATTTTAATTTGGGCAGCAAACAACAAAAAGAACGTGCGTTACCAAATTGATGGTGGTTGGCATTGGGTTAAGTACGCAGTGAGCGCATAATTATGTGGGACTGGGCTGAAGCATTCATTGCGGCGGTCTGTATAGTGGCCTTTGTCATTTTTGGTACGTACATGATTGCATGGAGTTTGAGTTGATATGGAACTTGAGTATTACACCAAGATTATTGGTGCGGTAACTGCCTCAACTGCCATGATTGGTGGTGGTTATACACTTGCTGACAAGTTTGGTGTGTTTCATAAAGACATCCTCAAGTGGGCACCAGAACACTTTCAAATATCCGATGCACCTGCAAATGGCGAATTTAAGGTTGTAGTGGCTCGTCAGAAGCTCAGAGATAACTGCGAAGTTACGTCATTTAAGATAGAGGTGCGGGATTCTGAATTGGTGGTACACCCAGCCAAACCTAGCATTGCAACGTTTTCAGGCCCAGCAAGCGACACAGTGGATAAGTTTGGGTACAAGTTTAAGCTTGACACCACCGCGCAAGTGACACCCGGCGTTGCTACGTTAATGGCTCACATTAAATACAAGTGCCCAGAGGGTGAAGTAATTGTCAATTACCCTGCACATAAAAACCTAATGTTTACGATAAAGGAATCCAATGTTTGACATCCTATCTGGCGGTATTCTGGGGTCTGTGTTTGGCGGCCTGTTCCGCCTTGCGCCTGAAGTCTTAAAGTTCTTTGATAAGAAGAACGAGCGTGAGCATGAGCTTGCCATGTTCAAAAACCAATGCGAGTTGGAGCAGATGCGTGGCCAGATGAAGTTGGCTGAGATCGGTGCTCAAAGGGAAGCCGCTATTGACGTAGGTGTCATGGATGCGTTCAACAACGCAATCACCCAGCAGGCCGAGATGGTTAAAGCCGCAGGCGGTTGGGTAGCTAGTCTGTCAGCTTCTGTGCGTCCAGTTGTAACTTACTGGGTGCTATTTGTCTGGTCGTTCATCCATGTGTGGTTTGCATGGAACGCATG